ATATTAGACGAGATTAATAGTTGGGAATGGTACGATAAAATGCTATTTGAAATCTATCGCAACGAAAAAACATCCATGCGTAAAATTGCTGCCAAATCAAATATAAGCCTTTCAAGTATATTCAACACGCTTAAAAGTTGCAAGAAAAAAATTAAAGATAGTGTAGGCGAAGACTGGCAAGACTATTTAAATGAAGACTTTGAACTACTTTAAATGGAAGAGCAAGTATATTTATTGTTTACCAAAATAAGATGTTATAACACTAATTTCTTTGGTATAAAATCAATCCATTATGAGACTATTCAAAGTGGCGCAATTGATTTTGATACGTTACAAAAGCGTATTGAATCAAGTAGTAAAGATGAAAATGTAGTAGAACAATATTATTACATTTTAGATATGCAACGAGTATTAAACAAAAACAAATAGCATGAAAAAAGAAAACGATTTATTGATTTATGGAGTGGAATATAAATTGTACAGAGATGGAGAATTTATAGGATTAGCAAAATGGACAGATGATATGAATATAGGCGATTCATTTATCAATACATTGGAAGATGGGACAAATCATGTTTACATTGCAGATGAATGGTATTTTAATTAAACAAAAACACAAAAATTTAATTATATAGATATGGCAAGACCGAAAAAAATACAAGCAAAAGGATTAGGTGACACAGTAGAATCCGTATTAAAAGCGACCGGAATAGATAAGGTGGCTAAATTCTTATTGGGAGAAGATTGCAAATGTGATGAACGTAAAGCAAAGTTGAACGCATTATTTCCATATAAGAAACCTTTGTGCTTAACCGAGACAGAATACGAATGGTTAAAGGCTTGGATTGAAACGAAAACGAATCAGGTAATACCATCCGACCAAGCGCAAATTTTAGCAATTTATAACCGAATATTTCAACAAAGAAACGAGCCCTCTAACTGCTCAAGTTGTTTGAAGGATATGGTTGACCAATTGAAGACAGTTATGTTAACTTATGAAGATGCTGAATGAGATATTACATCGCAGTAATAAATGATAAATTGCACATGAAAGAATGGGCAAAATTAAAAGCTACATTAAAGGTTTCTGATGTGGCTTACATGGTTTATTATAGTGATGTTAAACAGATTGAATTGAATCAAGTGAGTAGTAAGATATTTTACGAGATGGTTTATAGTGAGAATTGATTTATGGAAGAGAAGAAACAACGAGGAGGAGCAAGAATAGGTTGCGGAAGAAAAAAAGGAATTGCTACAACTACTTCAATAAAGAAGTATTGTGAAGATTTTATTATTGAATTACTTAAAGATGAATCAATAAAAAAAAAAGCAATAAGAGAAACTGAAAAATATTTATTTGATGAATTAAAAAAAGAAGATTTTTTATATATAATTAAAAATGAAGGATTATATAAGATTGGATTCACATCAAATATAAAAAGAAGATTAAAAAATTATAAATCACATAATGGAAATGTGAATTTAGTATACGTTATAAAATCTTATAATTGTTTCGAATTAGAATCTATTATTCATCAAGAATATAGTAAACAAAGAGTAACTGGAGAATGGTTTGATTTATCAGATAATGATTTATTTAATATAATATCCAATTGTAGTTACAAATTAATTAATTAATATTTTTATTAATTATGGAAGATAAAAGAAAGAACAACGGAGGGCATAAAACCAACGGAGGAAGACCTACAAAGGTAGAAGAAGCAAAGGTTAATACATTGTTCGTTCAGGCACTCAAAGTCCTTTACAAGCAAGATACTGACGACGAAAATAAAGTTAGTTTTATAGTAGATTTATTAGATTCACAACGAGGACAAATCTTTGTGGCTGAACATATATTTGGCAAGCCTAAAGAAACCGTTGAAACGACATTGAATGTAAACGATTTCAATATAAAAGACTATTTCAAAGTTGGTAACAATAAGTAATAAGTACGATAATTTAGGTTCTGATTCGAGGTACTTTATAATAACTGGAGGGCGAGGTAGTTCAAAGTCTTTTAGCATAACTACATTCTTAAGTTTGCTTACAAGGGAATCGGGACATATTATTTTATTCACACGTTATACGTTGGTATCGGCAAGCATTAGTATTATTCCTGAATTTATAGAGAAAATTGAACTGCTTGGAATGGCTAACGATTTCGCAGTTACAAAGGATGAGATAGTTAATATTAATACAGGTAGTAAGATTATATTTAAGGGTATTAAAACAAGTAGCGGAACACAAACTGCTAACTTGAAATCATTGCAAGGAGTTACTACTTGGGTACTTGACGAGGCAGAAGAATTAACGGATGAAGATACATTTGATAAGATTGATTTATCCATTCGGCATAAGACTAAACAGAATCGTGTTATACTTATCCTAAATCCTGCTACCAAAGAGCACTTCATATACCAACGATTCTTTGAGGGTAAGGGAATTGAGGGTGGTGCGAATACGATTAAAGGAGACACAACATACATACATACAACTTACTTCGATAATATCCACAACCTATCAGAATCATTCCTATCGCAAATAGAAACGATTAAGGAAAGAAGACCTGATAAGTATCAACACCAAATTCTCGGGGGTTGGTTGAATCGTGCCGAGGGGGTGATTTTCAGCAACTGGACAATTGGTAAATTCAATGATGTTGGTAGCGTTGTATATGGTCAGGATTTTGGATTTAGCGCAGACCCTACAACATTGGTAGCGACATCGATTGATTCGGTTAATAAAGTTATCTACCTGAAATTATACCTATACCAAACTGGCTTAACGACATCCGATATTTATAGGCTTAATAAATCAATAGCGAATGACTGCCTAATTGTAGCTGATTCTGCAGAGCCAAGATTGATAAACGAATTGCGAGATAAAGGATTGAATATCACCGAAGCAATCAAAGGGCAGGGAAGCGTAACGTATGGTATTAGTTTACTGCAGGATTACGATTTAATAGTGGATGAAGATTCGATAGATTTGATTAAGGAATTAAATAACTATTCTTGGTTAGAGCGCAAATCCAAAACACCAATAGATAAACATAATCACGCACTCGATGCTATCAGATATGCGGTAGGTTATCAGTTAGACAATCCATTCCACAAACAATACCACATAAGATGACAGACGATTTACCACACATGAAACGAGTAGTTGAACAGTACATATTCGATAAGAAAGGAATATGGATAACAATCATATTCGATGATATGATGAGAATGCATTTACACTTCAAAATGTTAGCTGCTGCATACGATGTTGCATTTGCTTACAACAATAAATCAAAAACTTAATTATAGATATATGAAGGTCGAATTAATTATACCAACTTCTTTAAGTGAAATTCCATTAAAGCACTACCAGGACTTCCTGAAGATGCAGAAAAATAGCAATGACGAGGAATTTATCGCACAGAAAATGATTGAGATATTTTGCGGTATTGAACTTAAGGATGTAGTTAAGATGAAACTTACTACAATAAACGAATTGATAGTACATTTTGCAGAATTATTTGATACAAAATCTAAATTCCAACCAACTTTTAAAATCGGAAATCAGGAGTTTGGATTCATAACAAATTTGGAAGATATTACACTAGGCGAATACGTGGATTTGGAATCGCATTTGAACGATTGGGAAACCTATCACAAAGCAATGGCTGTCATGTATAGACCAGTTACCAAGAATTTTAAAGGTAAATATGAAATAATAGACTACAATCCTAATCCTGATATGCAGGAATTAATGAAGTTTGCACCACTTGACATCGTGCTTGCATCTTCTGTTTTTTTTTGGACTTTAGGAAAAGAATTATTGCAGGCTACGATTACTTATTTAACTCTACAAGTTCAGATGAACAAGGATTTTCAAGCGACTTTTCAGAGCAAGCTCAATTTGCCAAGCAATGGGGATGGTATCAATCAATATTTTGCCTCGCTCAATCAGACATTACAAAGTTTGACATTGTCACCGGATACAAACTTACTCAATGTCTCACTTATCTCACCTTCGAAAAGCAGAAAACTGAAATCGAACAAAGGCAACTTAACAAGCATTTAAATAAAAGATAATGACAAATTACTATAAAGTACTGAACGATTTAAAAGCGCATTTTGATGCTGACGTAATCGTGAATACAATAACGGAAGGCGACATATTTAAAGTGGATTTAGGCAAGCAGACTATTTTTCCTTTGATTCATATCATGGTAAATTCAGCTAACTTTGAAAGTAATGTGGTGCGTTTTAATGTGTCTATTATTGCGATGGATATAGTAGATATTTCAAAGTCAGAAGCTACGGATACATTTATAGGAAACGATAACGAGCAAGACGTTCTTCATACACAATTAGCGGTATTAAATCGTGCGTATGAGATGCTGCGTAGAGGTGATATGTATGATGATAATTTTGTTGTAGATGGTAATCCAAGTTGTGAGCCATTTACAGAACGATTTGAGAATCTATTAGCAGGATGGACAATGACATTCGATGTATTAGTTCCTAACGAAATGACAATCTGTTAAAATGACTGAAACGCAGAAAGCCTTAATTAAGTTTCGTGATACTATAATAAACGAAGCTAAAGCCAACCTAAAATCGATGGGTAAGGATAGTACTGGAAAACTATCTAAATCGATTAAAGGACAAGTTAAGGAAATGCCTAACTCAATCAGTATGTACTTTCAAATGGAGCCGTACGGATTTTTTCAGGACCAAGGTGTACGAGGAGTTGGTGGAGTTAGAAGCACTACAAGTAAATTTAAACGAACAAACAATAAAGGCAAGATTTGGAAGCAGAATGGAGCAGGTAGTCCATTTAGTTTTAAGTTAGGCAATAAACCAAGTCCAAAACATTTTGAACAATGGGCAAGGCAAAAAGGATTAAATCCATTTGCAATAAGTAATGCAGTTTTTCATCAAGGTATTAAGCGTAGTTTATTTTTCACCAAGCCATTCGAAAAAGCATTTAAAAACCTACCTGACGCATTAATAACGAAATACGGACTTGATGCAGAGAAATTATTTGATAGTATTATGAAAGAAACACTAACTAAGAAATGAGCAATATATTTGTAAAATCACCTTATATAATTGAGGTCAACGAGATAGGACAAACTGGGAGTTATATCCAATTATTTATTTGGAATGCAAATGATACGCAACCAAGTACGCCAACTTATCAGCTATCGAAATTAATTCCTTCAAGTACAAATTTTCAAACGACTTACGACATATCCGAGTACGTTAGGGAGTGCATAAAACATAATGCATTTAACAATGTGTACAATCAAAACAATGCCGCAACACCTTACTTGGAATATTGCAATGTTGTAGTTAAGCGTTATAAAGTAGTTAGTGGCTTAAAGAATTTACTTGATACAACTACATATAAGGCATTCGATGGTTACGGATATTACGAACAAGGCTACAATCCGAATTTAGGCGAGTATTTATTAGACCAAAAAACATACTATTATAACTACGATTCTACTGCTAATTTAGTAACTGACTATTTAAAACGAGCAGGCAGTATTACACTTGATGCTATATCAGGCTATAAGATTGTAAGAACAAACTTAAGCACTTTAGCAACTGTCACCTATAATATTATAACAAGTGCAGTTATAGATACATTCAGAGTCAATTCTGCGTGGCTTGCGGTTGGTAATAAGGTAGAGATATTTAATGCAGCTGACGTGTTACAATGGACTGCAACTTTTAAACCAAAAACCGAGTGCAGATACGAGCCGGTAGTTGTGGATTTTATTAATCGATATGGTGGATGGCAGCGTGAATTTTTCTTTAAGGCATCCAATACCAATATAAACGTAGAAACATCGGAGTACAATTTACTGCAAACGAATTTAGTTAGCTATTCCAAATTTGAAGGGCAAAGAAGAACGTTTAACACCAACGGAAAAGAAACAATTAAATGTAACACCGATTGGGTAAGCGAGGATTACGCAGAAACGATTAAGCAATTAATGCTTTCGGATAGGATTTTGGTTAACGACAGACCTGCTAAAATGAACACAAAAAGCACGGAGTTGTTCAAGTCAATTAATACCAAAATGATTAACTACGAAATGACATTCGATATTGCAAACGATATAATTAATTCAGTAGTTTAAATGAGAGATGTACAAATTTATATTGAGGGTAAGCGATTAGAATTATTCAACGATGAGAAGATTGAGATAAATTCATCCGTACAAAATATTCAGGATATTGCAAAGGTATTTACGGATTTTAGCCAATCATTTACAGTTCCAGCATCGACTGTAAACAATCAAATATTTCAGCACTTTTATCAATCGGATGTTAACGCAACAATTGACCATCAAATACGTAGAGATGCAAAAATTGAAATTGATTTAACTAATTTTCGTACAGGTAAGATTCAAATAGAGAAATCTAACCTAAAAAATGGTAGCGTTGAAAGTTATACGCTGACATTCTACGGCGATATTGTTACGCTATTTGATTTGATAGGTGATGAGAAAATGAATACATTAGATTTGTCTGCCTATTCACATTTATATACGGGTAGCGAAGTTCAAAGTAGAGTTACAAGTACTGCTGATTTAGATGTTCGTTATCCTTTAGTATCTTCATTACGTGCATGGGAAAATTCAGGAGGTGGAGTGAATGACATTACGCAAACTGCACACGCAATTGCATACACAGAGTTATTTCCTGCAATAAAAATCAGTAGATTATTCCAAGCAATTGAGACAAAATACGACATTGATTTTCAAGGTTTATTCTTAACCGATAAAAGATTTACCGAGTGTTTTATGCACTTGAAAAATAAGGAAACATTTAAATTTAGGACTGCATTTCAAAGGGTGGATTTAGTTAGTGTTACACCTGCTCCAACACCTGAAGCTGATTACTTCAATTTAACTACCGATGCGTTACATATTGAATACGATGAAACTCAAGAGATATTATGGCACAATGTAACTATTTCTATTCCTTTTGTTTCAACAACTGCGGTAACATATTATATTGATATATACGAAAACGGCATTTACCAAACTACAATTACGGCAACTGGCTTAAATAGTTACTTGGCTTTAAGTTATCAAAATGAAGCGGGTTTAGATAAGACAATTACATTAAATATATCTTCTGATTTTCCATTAACCATGCGTGTAAATATGGCGTATGAACAAGAGAAAATGGTATTGAATCTTACTACTGGATTATTTGAATCTATCTATACAACTTACTTTGGATTCGGAACAAATCAATCTTTAATCGGAACAGTTGATTTATCCGCTACAATGCCGGACATGAAGATAGCGGATTTCATTACTGGAATACTTAAAAAGTTCAATCTTACTTGTTATGGCTTAACACCTTATGCGTTTCAAGTTGAGCCGTTAGAGGATTGGTATAAGAAAGGTAGAATATTAAATATAACACCATATACGGACATCGATTCTGTAGATATTGAGCGCATAAAAGTATATAAAGAGATTGCATTTACACATGAAGTATCACAATCCGTTACTAATGTAGAATTTTACGATACATTTGGCAGACAATACGGAGACTTGCAGCAGTCTTATAACTATGAATCAAGCGAATACCAAGTAAAAGTACCATTTGAAAACCTATTATTCAACAAATTTACCGGTACAAATTTACAAGTAGGTTATTATTTGGATAAAACTTTAGCGCCATACATTCCGAAGCCTTCATTAATGTATATTGAGGAAGCAAAAATGTGCAGTTTTAAGTTTAATAATGGTTCAACAGTTGATACACTTACAAGTTATAGACCATTCGGACAGGATTTAACCTACAATAACTTTAAATGGTCGCTTAATTTCGGTGCGGATATTTCAACTTTGTATAATGTAGTGAATCCAAATAGCATTTATAGCGTGTATTATTCAGGTTATTTAAACAACTTGTACGCACGTAAAAATAGAATGTATACGTATAAGACTAAACTGCCGATTTCTATTTTAACAAGTCTTAAATTAAACGATAGGTTAATCATTCGAGATAAGCGGTATATCATAAACGAAATGAAATCCGAACTTACAAGCGGTGATGTTACCTTTGTTTTAATATTGGATTTCAGGGCTATGAATGCGATTACTACATCTCCAGTTCCTAAACCAAGCGGAACAATTACAGTACCTATATTAGTGGGGAATCAAGTCACCAAAATAACTATCGATGTGGGGACTACCGGAGTTACTGCTGATAAATATATTGTAACAATGGATGACAAAGTTCTATTTACTTATCCTGAAAATACAAGTGATTTCTTTCTAATAGCAACAGAAGATAGTGATGTAATTACAACCGAAGAATTAATAGCGTTACGAAGCGAGCAAGGCGGAGGAAAAGTATATCCGATTACGCTTACAACAGAATACGAAAACGGAGATTTAATAGATAACACCTTATATATAATTCAAGAATAATGATAAAAAATATTATTGCAATGCTTCAAATCGGCGAGCATTTAGGAGTGTCAGAAAATATCGAAATAGCGAAAGGAAAGTATAAATTTTCAACGTCTATTAAGGCACATTGGAAACAAGCAAGACGAGAAATAATAATGATAAAGACAAAAGGCAATGGCGGAAACTAGAGTAATTGAGTTAGAGGTAAAATCAGAAGGTCTTGATGTTTTAAAATTAAAATTAAAAGATGCTAAAAAAGAAGCACAAGAAATAGCCAAGCAATTTGGTGAAACATCTGATGAAGCACAAGCAGCAGCGAAAGCAGCTGGATTGTTAGAGGATGAAATTATTAAAGTTCGTGAGGCATCTAAATCTTTAAAGACTCAATTAAAAGAAGCGCAAGCAAATGTTACTGCGCTATCTGATAAATTTGGTGTAACATCTAAAGAGGCTACAGATGCTGCAAAGGCTGCAGGTATTCTAAAAGATAAAATTGCCGATGCAAAAGATTTAACAGATGCATTTAATCCTGATGCTAAATTTAATTCATTATCTCGTTCAATAGGAGGTGTATTGAATGGATTCCAAGCGTACGAGGGCGCAATGGGATTAATTGGTGTTGAGTCTGAAGATTTGCAGAAAACCTTATTAAAGGTACAATCTGCAATGGCATTGTCTCAAGGTATTCAAGGCGCATTAGAAGCAAAGGATTCATTTGTTCAATTAGGTGCGGTTGTAAAAACTGCATTTACAGGAATGACTGCTGCGAGTAAAGCATTTATGGTTGGCGGAATTGGTCTACTATTAACTGCTGTAGGTTTGCTTATTGCCAATTGGGATAATCTTACATCTTCAGCATCCAAAGCAGCAGAAGAACAAAGAAAGTTAGCGGCACAAACGAAGGCAGTAGCGGAAGCTGCAAAGGAACAAAGAGAATCGGTATCAAAAGAATCGGCTGAATTTGCTACATTAATATCAAGATTAAAAGATACAAACGCAGGTAGTAAAGAGCGTGAAGATTTAATTAAGAAGGTAAATGCACAATACGGAACAACATTAAAAAACCTAAAAGATGAGACTGCATTTCAATCTTCTTTAAATAGTGAATTAGCTAACTATCTTGAATATCAAAAGGCTAAATATATCCTACAATCTCGTGAGGAATTAATCACTAAAAATTTAGCTAAACAAGACGAATTAAATGCTAAAATAAATAAGGATAAAAAAGAGTTAATTAGACTAACAAAAGAGCAAGAGAAAGCGGATAAGGAAGCAGGCAAAGCAAGTCAACAAACAGTTACTGGAGGTGGAACTGCGGGTGGTTTTGGTGGTGCTACTACTTATCAAGAAAGTTATGAAAAGGCAGCTAAAAAATCAAGTTTAGCAGTTAAAGAACAACAACAATCTATTAAAGATTTAGAGCAACAACTTGAAAGTGCAAAACAAAGATTTGAAAATTACGGAAGTGCTGCGAATAACGCTCAAAATAATATTGATAAATTAACGAATGGCGGTAAAAAATATGTTGAGCAACTTGAAACGCAAACAAAGGTAGTAATTGACGCAACTGAAAAAATTAATAAAAACGCAATTGAAGGGCTTTTAGAACTTAAAACAATAAAAGAAGTTGACAATCTCGACTCTTTGGATATGCTTAAAAAACAAGTTGATGCAGAAGCGTTAATTAATAAAGAAGCAAGAGATAAAGATTTAGCAGCTGATAAACAAGCTGCATTAGATAAATTAGCATTAGAAAATGAAGTTCGCTCTAAAAAGCTACAACTTGCTGCGTCTGCATTTGATGCGCTTGGTGCATTAGCAGGCTCATTTAGTGCTAAAAATGAATCAGATGCACGTAAGCAATTTAAAGTACAAAAAGCATTTAATCTTGCAAGTGCATTAACAAATACTGCATTAGCGGTATCAAGTGCATTAGCTTTATTGCCCGGACAAGTTGTGTTTCCCGGACAAAGATTTGTTGAAGCGGGAATAGCAGGTGTAAGCGGACTTGCCGCAGTTGCAAATATTGCTAAAACTCAATTTAATAGTGGCGGCGGCGGAAGTATGAATTCTCCAACTGCACCAAGTGGAGGCGGCGGTGTTTCTGCACCTAACTTTAACATAGTAGGCAATTCAGGAATAAATCAACTTGCCGAACTTGGTGGACAACCAATACAAGCGTATGTAGTAAGTGGTGAGGTTACATCAGCACAAGCGTTAGACAGAAATCGAATACAAAATGCAAGTTTTTAAATTATAGTGATATGGAGAAAAGACAATTAATAGAGTTAATTATTGACGAAACGAATTTAACGGATGAGGTATTCGCAATATCGGTTGTAAATAAGCCTGCAATTGAATCGGATTTTATTGCTTTATCGGAACAAGTTGTGGAATTGAAAGTAATTGATGAGGAGAAAAAAGTACTTATGGGTGCTGCATTGATTCCAAATAAGAAAATACCGAGATTAGATAAGAATGATAAGGTCTACGATATTTGGTTTTCAGAGGCTACAATTGAAAAAGCAAGTCAATTGTTCTTAATGCGTAACTATCAAAATGAAGTAACAATGGAACATAACCAAAAGTTAAAGGATATGTCGGTTGTGGAATCGTGGATAATTGAAGATAGCGAAATGGATAAATCTAAGTTGTACGGATTTTCATTTCCAAAAGGTACTTGGATGGTTGCAATGAAAGTAGACAATGAGGATGTTTGGAACGATGTAAAATCAGGTAAGATTAAAGGCTATTCCATTGAGGGTAGATTTTCGGATAATATGGAATTGAAAGCAATAGAAGACGAACAAGAGTTAATAGAAAAAATTAAACAAATACTAACTAATAATGGAAAATAAAACACCAAGCAAGACAAGTCCTAAAGGTGGCAAACGAGGTTGTTTATGCAAAAACGGAACATACGATAAGAAATGTTGCGATGGAAGTTTACAAGCGCAAGGAATTGGAAGCGCAATTTCTAACACAATAAATAACGTAGAAAGAACAAGCACAACAAGGGTTATCGTTAGCAATTAAGCAAAAAATTAAAACAAAATAATAACAATTTAATTATAGTAATATGAACATTATAAATCAAATTAAAACTTTACTTAATATGGAAGTAAAATTAGAGCAGTTGAGACTTGCTGATGGAATGACAGTTTTAGAGGCTGATTCATTCGAGCCTGAAATGGAAGTTTTTATTCTAACAGAAGACGAGCAAAAAATTCCTGTTCCGGTTGGTGAATACGAAATGGAAGACGGACGTATTTTGGTAGTAATGGCAGAAGGTGTTATTGCTGAAATCAAAGAGAAAATGGAAGAAGAAGAAGTTGAAACACCTGAAGCAGTTGTTGAAGAAGAAGTTGCTGCGGAAGTTGAAGCACCTACTGCATCTGTAACACCAAAGAAAACTATTGAATCAGTAACTAAAGAATCTTTCTTCTCGGAAATCGAAGCATTGAAAGCTGAAATCGTAGAATTAAAATCACAAATTGAAACATCTAAAGTTGAAGAAATCGTTGAACTTGCTGAAACGCCTAAGCCAATTTCATTTAATCCTGAAAATACTACAAATGTAGAGGGAATGAAATATGCGCAAAATCGTTCAAGAACAATTATGGATTCAATATATGAAAAATTAAATAAATAATATAAACTAAAAAAAAATTAAATTATGCCGACAACAGTAAATATCAGCACATCGTATGCTGGTGAGTTTGCAGGAAAATACATCGCTGCTGCTCTTTTATCTGCTCCAACTATCGATAAAGGTGGAGTTACAGTAATGCCAAACGTAAAATTTAAATCAGTAGTTAAGAAAGTTGCTACAGATGCAAACCTTATTAAGGATGCTTCTTGTGATTTCACACCAACTGGAACTGTTACTTTAACAGAAAGAATTATCCAACCAAAAGAATTGCAAGTAAATCTTAATTTGTGCAAAAGTACGTTTTCATCCGATTGGGAAGCAATTTCAATGGGTTATTCCGCATTCGATACATTGCCAAAAACATTCTCTGATTTCTTAATCGCACACGTATCTGAAAAAGTTGCTGCTGCTACAGAGGCTTCAATTTGGACGGGTGTTGGTGCTACTTCAGGACAATTTGCAGGATTTGGTTCAATCGTTTCTACAGATGCTTTGTTACCAGCTGCTCAAGAAGTTGCGGGTACTTCAGCTATTTCTGCTGCTGCAACAGTTATTACTGAACTTGGTAAAATTGTTGATGCTATTCCTGCTACTGTCTATGGAAAAGAAGATTTGAAAATCTACGTTCCATCTGGAGTTGCTCGTGCTTACGTTCGTGCATTAGGTGGATTTAGTGTTGCTGCTACATCTAACGCTGGTACAGAATCAAAAGGTACACAATGGTATACAAATGGTGAACTTTCTTTCGATGGTATTCCTTTGTTCGTTGTTAATGGTCTTGCTGCTAATACTGCAATTTGTGCGCAGTCTTCTAACTTGTATTTCGGTACTGGTTTAATGAGTGACATGTCAGAGGTACAAGTTATCGATACGAGCGCAACTTTGGGCGATAAAAATGTCCGAGTAATCATGCGTTATTCTGCAGGTGTACAAATTGGAGCAATCGAAGACGTAGTAACATACGGAATTCCTAACGCTGCAAACTAATTAATTAAATTATAAACTTTAGAGGGGATTGGAGTTAATCCTTTCCCCTTTTTTAATACTTAAAAATATGGCTTGTGAAGTAAGTATGGGAAGACTTGAATCGTGTAAAGATTCTGTTTCCGGATTATTAAATATATATTTTGCCAATTATGGTGATTTAGAAGCGTCCGATGTGGTTTATGGTGCAGGTGAATTTACCGACCAAATTACTGCGTGGAATAATACAACATCTATTCCTTTGTACAAGTACGAATTGAAGGGTGCTAATGGATTTGAACAAACTATTCAAACGTCAAGAGACAATGGAACGACTTTCTTTGAGCAAGTTTTAACAGTTCAATTGAAGAGCCAAGATGCTGCGACTACAAAACAAGTTAAATTGTTGGCTGCGGGTAGACCAAGAATTATTGTTGAGACAAGAACTCACCAATTTTTCTTAATGGGAATTGACCAAGGCGCTGATGTTACTGCAGGAAGTATCTCTTCAGGTACTGCAATGGGTGATTTTAATGGTTACAATTTGACATTTACATCTATGGAGGTTTCTCCTGCTAACTTTATGGATTGTGTAAGTCAAGCAACATTACTTGCTCTTTTTGATGGTGGAGCAACTGCGGTTGAAAGTTAATTCATAACAAAAAATACATTCAATTAAGGCGGCTTTTATAGGTCGCCTTTTTTGATTTAAAAAACAAAATAACGAAAAGTTAATTATAGTTATATATGATTATTCTAACAACCGAAAATGTAAATACGCAA